AGGGCGAGATCGAATCCATGTACGGCAAGGCCGTCGACGCGCCGGCGTTGCGCCGCGCGCTGGAGCAGCGCGACCGCAAGATGATCGTCGTCTCGGCCCGCGATGCCACGGAGTTTATCCCGTTCGGCCGGGTCATGCTCGACGCCGCCGACGCGCACCGGCAGCCCTTGTTCGTGATGCTGGACGAAGGCCAGGTGTTCAGCGCCAGCCGCAAGCGCAAGAACGACATCGGCATCGCCTCCGACCTGGTCAACGAATTTGCCCAGCGCGGCCGCAAGCGCGCGCTCGACCTGTTCATGACCGCCACCAGTTTCACCGGCTCGCTGCACCGGCACATCTTCCAGAACAAGAACCTCAGCCTGATCGGCTGCCAGGAAGACCCGGCCGCGTGGGCGGCGCTGGCCCCGCAGTTCCGCGCCTCGAAAATCGAGTTTCGCGACCTGGCCGCGCTGGGCCCGGGCGAGTTCTTCTGCTTCAGCCGCCGCGGTGTCGAGAAGGTACGCATGCCCATGGCGGCGGCGATGAAACAAGTGGCCCGCGAGGCGCCGAAGATCAAGCCGGCGTTGCCCACCACGTTCTCGCAGTGGGATCGCGCGATGCGCGACATCTCCACCGCGCGCCTGCAAGCCCTCACCACCCCCGTCGTCGACCTGCTGGCCACCGTGGCCGGCCTGTCGCCGCAGCAGGCCATGTCCGGCCGCCGCGCGCTGGAGGACGAGCTCGCATGTCGATGACGTGGCAGCGCTTCATCGTGGAGTTCGGCCGTGGCATCCCGGGTCACTACCTGGCTGCGATCGTCGAGCAGCCGGTGGCCGCAGTGCGCAAGGCGCGCGCCGGCGTCGCGATCGGCGGCACCCATGGCACCACGCGCCGCGCGGTGGCGCCGGCGTTCGTCGACCTGTTCACCCGCTGGCGCGGCCGCGCGCCGCAGGCCAGCGATTGGCCCGCACCCCTGCGCTGCGGGCACGGCGGCTATCAGTGGTTGCCACCCGAGGACGAACTGCTGGCCAGCCTGGTCGGCCGCTTGAGCAAGCCGGAGATCGCGCAGATCCTCACCACCCGCTTGCGCACAGCCACCGGCAACGCCACGGCCGCGCGCAACCCCGAGGCCGTGCAGATCCGCATCAACAAGCTCGGCATGCTGGCCACCGACGTGGTGGGCGGCATCACCGTTCAGCAGGCCGGCGACGAGATTGGCTCGCTGGAGATCGTCCGCAATGCCGTGCGCAGCAGTGCGCTCGCGACCCACCGCGTCGGCCGGCTCATCGTGATCCCGCACGAAGCGTGGCAGCGCTGGAAAGCCACCCGCGCCATCGCCCCGCCCGGCTACATCCACCTGGCCAGCCTGCGGGAGCCGCTGGGCATCAGCAGCGACTCGAAACTGCCCGAGTTCGCCGCGGCGGGCTACATCCCCACTGCCATCCGCTGCAACCCGGCCCGGCCCGGCGTGCACACCGGGCGGTTTGGCACGTGGTACATCGACCCCAAGGTGGGCCGCCAGCTGGTTGCCGACCGCCGCGCCGGCCGCCCCATGCCCTGGCATGGCAAGCCGCTGCTGGGCAACCTCAAGCACTCGCACGCCCGCTGGGTGGCGCGCCAGCACCCCGCCACCTGCGCCACCTGCCAGACCATCTGGGGCGCCGCCGGCGCACCGCAGACCTTCGCCGACTACTGCGCGCGCTACCCGTCGCTCGCCCACGGTGCCAAGCGCCACCTCACCATGCCGTGGAAACCTGGCCTCAAGCCGGCCGAGGTCGCGCAACAGGCGCAGCGGCCCTACCAGCAGGTGATCGACGCCATCCAGAGTGGCGCCCTGCGCGCGAGCAAGGATGGCCGCAGCTACCGCATCACCCAGACCGACGCCACCCGCTGGATCGCACGCCGGTGCGCCAGCGGCCACGGCAAAGGCTCGTGGATCTCCATCCCCACCGCCGGGCGCTGGTACGACTTCACCCGCGCGGAGATCGAGGCCTTCATCGCCGATGGCCGTGTCAATACCCGCACCAACGCCGGCAAGCTCCTCGTGATGCGCCAGCAGGTGGCAGAGCTGCGCCAGGACATCGGCTACACCGACGAGCAGGCGGCCGCCAAGGTGGGCGTCACCGTGGTCAACCTGCGCACGCTGCTCGACGGCGTCCACTGGCGCCAGGCCGGGCTGATTCCCCTGGCGACGGTGCAGGCCGTCATCAAGCGGCTCCGCTCGCAACATGGCTACACCATCCCCGAAGCCGCAGCAGAAGTCCGCCGTTCTCAGGCCTGGGTGCGCGACCGCATCAAGGACGGCACCATCCGCATCGCTCGCGCCCGCTGGGACCAGCGCCGTCTCTATATCACCGCGCCCATGCTGGCCCGGCTCAAGCGCGCAGCGCTGGCCAACCCGCCCGCCAGCCGCCGACCGCTGTCATCGGCGTGGATCAGCCAGACCGAAGCCGCCCGCCTCGCCGGCGTGAGCACGGCCACCATCAACAACTGGCGCCTGGCCGACCAGCTGCGCACCGCGCCCGCCGACAAAGGCATCGGCGTACGCTTCGCGCGCGTCTCCGTGATGTCCCGCGCCAGGCGCTACTGGCAAACCTGCCGATTCCACCGGGCCACACCGCCCGAATGGCTGCAGGCCGAACTGGCCGCAAAGGATTGATGGCGGATGGAAAAGCACCCCGCCATCGTCGTAACCTCAGCGAATACTCCTGATCTCGATCTCGCCGTAGAAGGCTTGATGCCGCTGCTGTTGCGCCTGTGCGCCCAAAGGAAAGCCCGCCATGACGTCCAAGACAGCCGCCCTGTACCTGCGATCGAGCAAGGATCGCAGCGACATGAGCCCAGCGGCGCAGCGCAGGTTGCTGAAAGAGCTGGCGCTGGCGCGGGGGCTTACGGTCGTCGCGGAGTTCAGCGACGCGGTCGAGTCGGGTAAGGACGAACACCGGCCAGGCTTCCAGCGCCTGCTGCAGGCCATCCGAACCCAAAAACGCGGGTGGAACACCCTGCTGGTGCTCGACACCGCCCGCATCGCCCGGCGGCAACATATCGCCGTGATCTTCGAGGAAGTCGAGTGCCGCAAACGCGGCATCGAGGTGGTCTATCGCAGCGTGCCGGACAGTGATCCGATCACGATGATGCTGCTCAAGTCGATCCTGCGCGCCATGGACGAATGGCATAGCCTCACCAGCCGCGACAAGGGCTTGGCCGGCATGGCCGAGAACGTCAAGAGCGGCTTCCGCGCTGGCGGCCGGGCGCCCACCGGATATCGGCTCGCCTACCATTCCACCGGCGCCATCCGCGACGGCGAGGCAGTCACCAAGAGCAAGCTCGAGCCCGACCCCGTGCTCGCCGGCGCCGTCGGCCAGTTCCTGGCCCAACGCGCCGAAGGCGTCTCGCGCACCGTGGCGGCCCGGCACGCCGGACTCAAACTTTCCGGATCATCATTGATCGGCCTTGAATGGAACGCGCTCACGTATGCCGGGCACACCGTCTGGAACGTCCACGCCGAACGCAAGGACGGCGCCTACGTGGGCGGCCAGAAGCGGCGCCCACGTCGCGACTGGGTCATCCAGCGCAACACCCACCCCGCGCTGATCAGCCAGGCCCAGGCCGATGCGATCCTGGCCAGCCTGGAGGCATTCTCGCCGCACCGCGTGCGCCATCGTGGGGCAGCATATCTGCTCACCGGCCTGCTCCATTCGCCCAGTGGCCTCCGGTGGAGTGGCGATCGCGGCAGCTACCGCTGGCAGAGCCCCGGCGCCGGCATGCGCTACGTGCCCGCCCCAGCCCTGGAATCGGCCGTGGTCGACCAGGTCATGCGGGATCTGCAGGGCCCGGCATTCATCCGCGCATTGACTCAGGCGGCGCGCGCAGCCGCCAGCACCGACATCGAGGATCCCACCGTCGGCATCCGCGCCACCATCGCCGAAACCAACAAGCAGATCTCCCGTCTCGTGGATCTGGCCGCCCAGGCGGAGGCGCCAGCGCCATTCATGCGCAAAGTCGCCGAGCTCGAGCAGCAGCGTGAACAACTGGCCGCGGAGCTGACCAGCCGCGAAACGGAATACCAGCAACAGATGCTATGGCACCAGGTCAGCGAGCATGAAGTGCGCTCGCTGCTGGTGGCGCTGGCCAGCGAAATGGAAGAAACCGACCGCGAGGGCCTCAAGCACGCCCTGTTCACCATGCTGGAGCGAGTCGAGCTGGATCCCGACACCCTGGCCTGCCAGGTTCATTACCGCCTGAACGCCGACCGCCTCATCGGTGAGCCGACCGGGTTAAAGTCGAATCCCCGTGGGGACGCCACTCTAACCCGGCCGCCAACCTTGGCCGTCGAAGTTCAGTGGAAAGTCGCCTGAAGCGCTGGAAAACGCTGCAAATGCGGAGTGGTAGTTCAGTTGGTTAGAATGCTGGCCTGTCACGCCGGAGGTCGCGGGTTCGAGTCCCGTCCACTCCGCCACTATTCAAACAAGAAGCCCGCCTCGCGCGGGCTTTCTTGTGTTGGGCCTGTGCAGGCCAGGCCATCGGTCGTCCACCGCGTTGAAGATTGCCACGGGCTCGAAAATTGCCCGCTACTGCCGGCGAAACTTGGCCAGCGCCTCCGCTTCACTGACCCGCAGGCCATTCACCCCAACCAGGCCAGCCACGTCGCAGAATTCGCCAAACGCCATGTCGCAGGCCTTGCATCCGCACTCGCCAGCGCAGCGCGGGGCACACGCGGGCTTGCAGGTGCATGGCAGCTCCAGGTCGGGCTCGGTGTCGGGGGCGGACAGGTCCGGGAAGTAGCCGTGCGTATGCGGCCAGCGGCGCCGACCCTCGGGCGTGGGGATTGACTGGTCGTTCACAGGGAGATCGGCTCCACAAGTTCGGCGCCCTTGTTGCGGGGGCTGCCGACGGCTTTGGTTACGGGATAGTACGTCAACGCCGCCTCGGTCACGTGTTCGAGCAGGCCGTGGGCGACCTCCGCGTCGGCCGTCAACCAATCGGACCAGTCGGCCGCCGGTAGGATCACGGGCTGCCGGTCGTGAATGTCTGCACTTACACGGCCTGGCTCGCCCGTCACGATGGTGAAGGTGCGTAGCCAGTCGTCGGTTTCCTTGGCGCGCCATGCCTCCCATAGCCCGGCGAACATCAGCAGAGCGCCGTCCGGGGCGTGGATGAAGTACGGTTGCTTGTGCCCAGGTTCGCCCTTCCACTCGAAGTAGCCTGACGCCGGCACCAGGCAGCGGCGCTTCTTGAAGGCCCCGCGGAAGGCAGGTTTGGACGCGACCGTCTCGGCCCGGGCATTGATCATCTGGGCTCCGATCTTGATGTCCTTCGCCCAGCTGGGCACCAGCCCCCACTGCACCGCTTTCACCTGGCAGCCCTCCGGCGACGCCGCCAATACGGGTGCATGTTGAGTGGGTGCGATGTTGTATTGCGGCTCGCGCTGGTTGAGCGCTGCCTCCAGGTCAACATCCAACAACTCCAACTCCCGCTTCGCCTCCCGCGGAACGCTGACAGGTCCGAACATGGCGTACCGGCCGCACATCAGCAGACGCCAGGCAGCTGTTGACGATTGTGGATCATGGCATGGCCAACCAGGTAGAAGGCCAACATTACCCCGAGCCGGGGTCAAGGAACAGTCGAGATGCCCGATGAGACGCCCGCGGGGTAGTGTGCGCCGATGGCTCGCAAAATCTCTATCGACACGTTCGGACCGGGCTCGATTTGCGACGCGTGCGGCCGGCCGAACTGGATGATGGGGTCCGAAGGGGCGGTGTGCTTCCACTGCCATGCCGGCGTGTGCATGCACCCGCGGTGGTGGGTGTACAACTTCGACGCCGACGGCACCGTCGTGGCCGTGCCGCGGGAGAACATCGACATCGAGAAGCTGCGTGCGGAATGGATCGGGTTCGAAGCACTGTACGCGCGGGAGCGTCGCTCGGTGCCTCCGCTTGTCGCCGAACTGATTCGCATGGCGCGAGAGAGCTGATCCGACTCACGTGTCGGTGGATTTCTTCGTCACCACGCTGTCGCCGACGTTGGCGGCGAAGTACAGGCCGAGCAGCCAGGTGGTGAAGCTCACCCACTGGTCGGCGTCGATCCTGTTGGCCAGCAGCAAGCCTAGCGCCGTGAGAAAGGCCGCGACCGTGATCTTGAACTTCGAGTGAAGGAACCAATTGCTCATGGGTCATCTCCAGAGAGGCGCGTCTGTTGACGCAGTCCGACGCCCCGTTTTCACCTGGCTTCAAGCAATGATGGATTCGATATCGGTCCGGATCGAAGAAGTGTCAGCGGTGTAGACGGCTACACTTTCGAACTTCATCGTCGAGAACAAGCTGGTGCCGGCACGCGCACCGATATGAAGTGTATTGTCGACGAAGTTTCCAGTCTGCTCACCGGTAGCGCCGGCAGTGGGGCTCAGCGCCGTCCCCGCAACCCGGAGAACCGTCTCCGCGGTGCCGGTAAGCGACCGGTCAAACAAGGCAGTCGCTTGGGTGAGCGCCGTCATTGACGTGAGATGGAACGATGTCGAGCGGCCGCCGCCAGTGTTGCCTGCGGAAAGAACTTGGCTCAAGTTGTCGGTGAACCCGTACCAGTTGAAACCGCCGGCGGTGGCCTGCCCATCCGAGCTGAGCTCGAAGAGCATGTGATACTGCGTGTCGTTCGGCTGCTGCAACTTCGCGTATAGCGCGGCGCGCTGCGTGCCCATCGTCAAGGACGAAATGGACATCGCGGTGCTAGTCCCGTTGAAGATCAGCGCGCCATCGTAGGTTCCGGCATTGACGATTCGCGGTTGCTTTGTCGTGGTCGCCTGCACCGCATCGAATGCGCCAGCCTGGTCATAGATTGTAGTGACATAGGCCGAACCTGCGCCGGCGAAGGCTAGCAGCGACGTCGTGTCCAGAGCATCGCCCGTGAACCCAATGTCCTGCTCAGTATTGTCGGAACTACGCCGCACACGTATCGCCACCGTCGCCGTGCTCACCAATCGTTTCAGCGACAACACGGCGATCGGCGCAACAGATAGACCATCGAGATACAGGCTGTCCCCAATGGTTACGTTCTGCTCGCCGGTGGTGGCCGTTTGACCATCGTCGGAGTCCACCGACCCAACGAATGTCATCGTGTCCGCAGTGCTTGGCGAAGCATTCGACAACGTCAGGAAATAGGCGCCCGGGCTGCCCGTGATCGACAACGTGAACCCGGAATCCAGCGACCCGCTGGCGATACCCGTGCCGCCCGTGAGCGTGTAGGGTTCGACACCGCCCGTGATCGGCAAGCTGGACGAATAAGCTACCCCCACGTTGCCAGCGGCGAAAGTACCGGTGACCTCCAAGATGCTGCCATCGAAGAACGTGAAGTTGGCAGCAAGCGGCTGCCAACTGGCGAGCCCGCCCACCACAGCGTCTACCTCCACGCGCGCATCACCGCTGGCACCGGGCGTCCAGGTCATCGGCGAGCCCGCGGCGCCGGCTTCGGTATGCACCAGCGCATTGTCGAGGTAGCCGCGCAATGTGAACGTGGTGCCAGCCTCCGGGCCGATGCCCGCGGCCGTCGTGTCGATCAGTTGATCAGCCTGCATCAGGCGATCGCGCGGAACGAAGGCAACGACAACATCAGGCCCTGTCGTCGATGACGGGTACACCTCACCGTTGATCCGCAATCCGGCCGGCGGATATGGCCGCGCTTGACGCTGGTCAAACGTCACCGGCATGGCCGTCACGGCGTCCAGCAGCTGCTGCTGGCTGCCGGTGTTCGCCAGCAGCTTGACGTTCACCGTTTCGCCGGCCGTGAACTCGGTGGCGTCGTAGGCAAAGCCGGTCGGATAGAACCAGAGGCGCGTTCCTGCCGCGTGCATTTGCGGCACCGTATCGGCGCAACCACGGCCCAGGGTGATCGTGCCTGCAGCCACGTCGATGGCGTCGACGCGCACAATCTCACTCTCCCATAACGCGCCCATGCCGATCTCGACGCGGTCCAGGCCGGCACCGCCGGCTAGCGTGAACGCGGCATCGACGTAGCCAGCGGCATCGACCACCGTGGCGGTGGCGCACCACTCGCTGCGGCCGGCGTCGACATAGTCGCCGCTGGCGTCAGCCACCATCATCGTGTAATCGAGGTCCGCCGCCGGGTTGGCGGCGACCGCCATCGCATAGCCGACGTCGGCTGGCAGTGCGGCCAAGTCCGCGCGCGTGAGCATGGCGGCGATCTCGACGTACGGCGCCTCGATCGCCCGTTGCGCCGTGATCGGCGTGGGCGTTTGCGGCGGCCGCGTGTCGACGCCCGGCTCCACCTGCACGAAGCTGGTCGACGGCAGGCTATAGATGTCCTGCGCCGCCTTCATCTTGATCGCGCCGGACTTTAGCGTGCCGCTGTCCTTCTCGCCGACGATGCAGACCATGTCGGCAATGCCGCGCTTGACCGATTGCAGGCGGAAATAGGTATTGGGCCGCCACGCGTACGTTCGGCGCGTGGTCACCAGGTCAAAGGCCCGCGTGGGCGTAGCGCTGCCCAGCACGTCGCGCAGGGCGATGCGCGCGGCCAGGCCGCCCGTTGGGATCGACGGGTAATCGGTAGTCTGGTGGATGGTGCCGAACGCGGCGACCAGGCCGAGCGCGCGTGTGGGCGCGGTGACGATGGTCTCCTTTTTCTCCGGATCCTTGTAGCGCACGCTCACGCTGTTGACCGCGTTGTCGAGGACCGTTGGTTGTTCCTTGAAATCGAGGATGTCGTCGTCGGTCAGGATCGGCAGGTCATCCAGGACGTAGTCGCCGCGCGCCAGGTCCAGATACCACTGGCCATCTTCCAGGCTGCGCGTGAAGCTGCCGCCGATGAGTTTGCAGATGCGCTTTTCGAAATCCTCGACGCTTTCGCTGGCCGGGTCCCACGATGGGCAGATCCCGAAGCCCTCGGCATATAGCTTGTCCGCTGCCGCGCGGAGACTGGCGTCATTGATGACGGATGGGTCTTCGCGGCCCATATCCGCATTGGTGCGCGAGTAGTACAAGACGTGGGCGGGGTTGATGGCGAGCAACGTGGGGGCGCGCAGCGCGCACATAACTACCGGCGCGTCGATCCCTGGGGTGGTGTCTTCGCCCTCCGCCACCGACCAGTCGTAGCCCGTGGGGCAAACGGGAGTCGCCTTTACCGCAGCGATACCTACATCGGTTCCGTGGGCTTCATCCCATGCGACAATCCCCGGGTCACCATCCATCTCAGTCGTGTACTGACTCCCAGAAAAAACGTAGGAACTACCCGTCGCAGCGTTGCGCGCGTTGATCGCGTTCTGTCCTATCTGGTCGGCCGTAGCGATGTAAGCCGATGCCACGGTTCCAAAGTCCGCGGTCTGGTCGCGCAGCGTGTACTTCGCCCCGGCCTCTACTTGCCAATAGCCTTCCACAGGCGCCGGTGGCGTGAAATCCACAGGCATGGAAATTTCGGCTTTTTCCGGGTACCAGCAACCCGGATCGTCCCAGTGGCTCGCGATCTGCCGAAACTTGTAGCTCGGCTTCTGCGGGTAGGGGTTCATCGCGCCGTAGCGGCCGCCCTTGAACGCGACGGTCGCGAATCCGCGCCAGGCGGCGGTCTGGTTGCCGAACGTCTGCACGAGGTACGGGTTCGGCGCCTGGGTGGGCTCGCCGAACATCACGTCCAGGTCGCCGACGATGCCGCCCTGGTCTTTTTCTCCGCCCCAAAGCATCGGGGCGTTGACATGGATCGTGCCACTGGCCGTGAGTTCGCCCTTCCATGCGGTCTTGTCGCCACCGCGAAATTCCAGGAACGCGTCGATCGGGCCGATGGTGAGGCCGTGGTGGTAGGCCACGTGGTACCAGAAGCCGATGGTGGGTTTGCTGCCCTTACCCATGCGACGGCTCCTGCTGCTTCGCGGCGTCGGCCGCGTCGGCCGCGGCGCACTGATGCGCCCATTTGACGAGCGCGACGCCGAAGGCGTCGGTGGCCAGCAGCTTTTCCTCGGCGATGCCGTGCAGCACGAAGTCGCCCCAGTCCAGCCCGTGCGACCTCGCCCAGGCGCGCGAGCCGGTCCGGCAAAAGCCACCGCGCGCGGTGAAGCCGGGGATCGTGAGCATGTGGCGGGTGGTGACGATCATCATTTGCCTCCCGTGGCTTTGATCGGATCGCGACCGGTGATCTTCCACCCCAGCAAAAACTCGTCGTCGATCCAGTGCGTGCCCCAGTAGCGGATGACGCTCTGGCCATCGTCGGTGGTGGGACCCGTCACCTGGTCGACGGGCTTGTTCTCGGCCTTCGGACGCATGGCGAAGCTGACCGCCGCAGCCACCAGCGCGACGATCAGGTAGACCACCCACCAGATGATGGCTTGTTGCGGCTGGCGCGGATCGCGCGCGGGCGCGGGAATGAGCGCGGCGATGCCCGCGTAGATCACCTGAACGATCACCACAACGGTGGACAGCGCAAACGCCAGCCGCTGCGCCTGGGCGCCGCCGGGCGTATCCAGCCACCAGTAGCGGACGCGCCAACGCCACACGTGCGCGCGCCGGCCGAGGTATGCGATCAGCCCCATGACATCGAGTCCTCGCCGGGCGGCTTGATCGGTTTGTAGATCGCACCGCCGTAGTGGTTTTCCGGGTCCGGGAAGCGCTCCGCGCATGCGGCCCAGGTCTGCTCACACCCGGGGATCGCGATGACGTCCAGGCCGACGGCGAGGTCGGCCGCGCCGTAGAGCAACGTGATCGTGTCGCCGGCGTGCGCGCTGATCGAGCGGCGCTCGACGAAGCCATCGCTGCGCGTCCACTGCATCCAGCCGCCGGCGAGCGTGAGCGTGCTGGTGGCGAAGGCAGCGGCAGTCACCTGCAGGCCGTCGACGGCGGTGAGCGTGGTCCTCGTCTGCAGCTCGACGCTATACAGCGTAATGGCCGCGCCGGTATCGAGGCCGGTCACGTCGTCCAGTGTGATGGTGGTGCCCGACACTGCGGTGATATTGGCGCTGTGGGGCACCGGCCCCTCGCCAACGATCACCTCCGGCGTGGTCCAGCTGGCGGTGCCACCGACCAATGCACGACCGGGGTCCGTGAACTCGGCTACGGTGACATCGCTGCCGCTGACGGTGCTGACCGTGGTCGATACCGGGATGCCGCCGGCGATCAGGCCGCAGCCGCGCGGGCCGGTCGAATAGACCGTTTTCCAGCAGCCTTTCTGCCATTTCGGCCCCTGCTGCAGCGCCTGAGCGATGGCGGTGCCCGGCTCGCATGTGAGCGTGAGCTGCACGTCGGTGAACTCGGGCTGGCTCACGATGCCGATCCATTCGACGATCGGAGGATCGGTGTCGCCGATGTGCCCGGCCAGGCAGATCACGCGCACGGTATCGCTCGGCGCGTAGGGGTGCCACACGTTGCCCAGGGATTGCGTCGACGGCGGGTTCGGCGCGGCCGGGTCGCGCAGGTAGGCCATCGTGATCTTGATCTTGTCTTTCGCCCGTTCCACCGTTTGCCGGATCTCGCTGCGGTCGATCTGCGCGGCGAGGTACGTGAAGCCGCCCACGGTCTGGTCCTGCGGCGCGGTGCAGTAGCGCCACACCAGCCCCTGCAGCTCGAAGCGGAAGTACCGGACCGGGCGGCCGGTGAAGCGGCCGAGCTCGAAGGTCTCAAACATCGGGCACCACCGCTTGCCAGCCCGTGGTCGCCGTGGCCAGGCCGTCGGCGTCGGTGGCGTGGTCCAGTTCCACGTCGTCGCTGGACAGCGTGGAGAGCGCCATGATGGAAATCTGGCGCACATGTTCGGGCGCGATGGCGCTGGCCGACAGCGCGGAGTCGAGCGTCAGGGTTTCATTGGCGCCGTCGATGATGGCAGCGGTGATGCGGCGGTAGAGCACGGTGCCATCGTCGAGCTCGATCCGCACGTCGCGGCGGTTGGGCTTGCCCAGGCCGAACTGCGTGTAGCCCGCCCACTCCACGCTCAGCGCGGTATCGCTGCCGGCGATCGTCGCCACCGGCAGCAAGTCGCTCGCGAAACTCGGCACCCAGATCGGCACGCGACGGCCGTCCAGCGTATAGAGCAGCGAGCGGAACCAGGTGTGCTGATCCCGTCCGAAGAGCTGCCAGTGGCTTTGCTGGCCGCGCAGGGCCAGGCCGGGCAAGTCATGCACCACGGGGATGCTGGTGCCGTAATCCACCGACTGCGCGAGGCGCACGTAGCTGCTCGTGGGGTTGTCGGCTTCGTCCGGCCGCACGTCCAACACCAGATGTCCCTGATACAGCGTGGGGCTGGCCAGCACGGGCCAATCGCACGGCTCCACGATATCGAACGTGAGCTTGCGTGTGCCGACGGTATCGTTAAGCAGGCGCTCCTGCGCGCCGTCGCGCACGCGTGCCGCGCGCAGCGGATAGAGCCGGCTGCCCAGCGGGTAATCCGCGCCGGTGGGCGCGGCAAGTTCAAGGTGGTCCGTGGCCACGGTGTCAATCGCCACCACCTCCCAGGTGTCCACACCGGCGTAGAGCAACGCCTTGCCACCGGCGACGAAGTCATACCCGGTGGTGACGCACGGCACGGACGTGACGCCGGCATTCAGCGCAGCGGCGAGCCATTGCACGTCGGGCCAGATCGGCAGTTGCCAGATCCCGCTGTGGCCAGCAAGCAACATGTCCGCGGCGCGGCGACCCTGCTCGCCGGCGATTACGGAAAACGCGAACGCGCGACGCGGCACGGAGCGCAGGGCGCGGTGCTGGGTGACGGCCGTGGCCGTGGCCTGCGTGATGTCGGTGAGCCACGACAAGGTTTCCTGCATGCCATCCGCCCAGTCCGGCGGGAGCGTCCATGGCACGTCGGTGGCAGCGGCGAAACCCATGCGGTTACCACTCCGCCCGGATCGCGGTACCGTTTTCGCCGGCGATCGCGATCACCGCTTTTTCCATCGCCGGGTGCGTGGCCAGGCGCTGGGCGAGCTGGTCGGCATCCTGCAGCACGTAGACGCGCATCTTGTTGTTGACGCTGGCGCCGGTGCTGGCACTTTCCCGGTTGGCAATGGACGCTGGCAACCGCAGACCCGCGGTGCTGGGCAGGTCCGGCCCTGGCACGCCGGACAACGGGTGCACGAAGCCGCCGTCGGCGTAGCCGCGATAGCCCAAACGCATGGCTTCCACGGCACCGACACCGCCAGCGCGTGCCACGTCGCGCTGCGACCAGACGACCTCGCCCTTGTGCACCACGCCCGCGGGTTGCTTGACGCCGCCGGGGCCGGTGTAGCCGCCCACGTCGAAGCTGGTGCCGTTGATCGTTGCCAGAATCGCGACGCCCTGCGCGACAGCCCCCGCGATGGTGACGATGTTCCAGGGAAAGCCGATCTTGCTGCTTTCGGCGATGCTGGTCTGGATGGCTAGGATGGATTGCGCCAACGCGGCGGCTTTCTGCAACGCGAAGGCGATGCGGTATTGCTTGCTCTGCTCGCCGTAGGCTGCTTTGGCCGCGCCAGCCAGCGCACCGAAGCCCTCGACGGCAGTATCGAGGGTGAGCTTCGCCTTGGCTTGATCCAGCGCGGCTTTTTCCGCGTTGTAGGCTTTGTCGATCTTCAGGAGTTCGTCGTAGAAGTTCTGGTGTTCCTTCAACGCCGTCGCATGCCAGGTTTCCAACGCCTCGCTCTGCTGCGCGGCCTTGAGCAGCTCGCCCGCTGCCCCGCCGACCACCGCATCCACACCCGCGTAGTGCGGCATAGCGTCCATGGTGTCGCTCAGGCGCTTTTGCGACGCCGCTTGCTCTTGTGCCGCGAGCGCGGCATCGCGCTGCTGCGCCGCCAGCGCGATGTTGGCGTCGCGCAGCGCATTGATAGCTTCAAAGTCCGCGCCCTTGCGTGCGGCCAGCTCGATCTGCTTTTCGCGCTCTGCGTTGAACGTCGCGTAGATCTTCACCGTGGGGTCGAGCGCACCTTGCAGGTCGATCAGGCTCTGGATCTGCTGGTCGTGCGCAGCGGCGGCTTCGGCCGCGGCCTTGGCTTCGGCGGCGGCGGCCGCCTTGGCCGCGGCAGCCGCCGCCGCCAGTTCGTCCTTGCTGAGTGTCTTGGGCACATCAGGATGAACGGTGACCGTGGGCAGGTCGGTTGACACAGGTTTCGGCGCCGGCGACTGCTGCGACAACCGCAGCTTGATCTGCAGATCCTTCTGCTCCGCCTCCAGTTTCGCGATCTCGGCGTCAACCTTGCTGGTGTCCGCCAAAGACATGATGTCGGCGGCCGCCTGGTGCGCACCGGCACGTCCGGCGAAGCCCGCGCCAAGTATGTCGAGGAATCCCGGGCCCTGCTTCCCGGACGCCAGCAGGTCGTCGCGCGTTTTCTTCAGCGCGGTCAGCCGATCATTGACCTGGCCCAGTCGCGCATCGATCCCGGCCACGTCACCGATCGCCGTATTCCCCTGCGCTCGCGCCACCGCCTCACCGACGAACTTGGTGAACTCGGCGACCTTGGACAATGCCTCGGCCGCGAACCTGCCGACGTTGACCAGCCCGGAAATCATGGCCGCGAAGCCGGCCTTCACTTCATCGGACTCAAGCGTGCGCGCCAAGTCCTGGACAGCATCCGCCACATCGCGGGAGGCGCCCGCAGTGGCATCGGCATCGCCGATCATACCCAGCAGCGAGGTCTTCACTTGCTGGATAGCACGACCGACCGTGATTGGCATGCCGCTGAATTCGCGGTCGATGACGTCACCCTGTCGAGTGAGCGCCGATATGACTTTGTCGGCTGTCAGTTGGCCTTGCGCAGCCATCTCGCGCAGCGCACCCCGCGGCACCTGCAAGCCATCGGCCATCGCTTGCGCCAGCCGCGGCGCGCCCTCCATGATGGAGTTGAATTCGTCGCCGCGCAGAACGCCGCTGGCCATGGCCTGCGCGAATTGGCGCACCACGCCGCTGGCGGTACCGGCATCGGCGCCGGAAAGCACCAGCGCCTGGTTGACCAGTTTCGTGGTGCCCACCAGCAGAGTCTGGTTCTTGCGCAGCGCGTCCGAGGACTGCGCCAGCTTGACGTACAGCTCCGTGGTGGTGCCGAGGTCGGAGCTGGTCTGCTGGCTCAGCGCGAACAGAGCTTTCTGCGCGGCGACTTGATCTTTCGTGCTATCGGTGACCAGCCGGACTTTGGCGGCCATGTTGCTGGCGGCGTCGGCCGCGGAGAAGTAATCCTTGACCAGCTTGGCGATACCTACCGCCGCGATGGCGCTGCCCAGCGCGCGCATGGAGAGCACGGCCTTGTCGCCGCTCTTGGCCATGCGCGTGGCACCCTGATCGCCATCCCCCAGCTTGCGCTTGAGGTTGTCCAGGCCGCCCAACGCCTGGTTGAGATCGGCCCGGACGCGCAGCAACAATTCGTAATCTTGCACGCTCACACCTTGCTCCGCGTCCTGTCCAACGTGGTGATCCATTCATTTGCCGACTTGCCGCCGGCATGGGCAGCGGCGGCATCCATTACCGCATCCATGCGGTCTCGCACGCGCCGCCGCTCTGCGGCGGCGAGGTACAACATCAACTGCCGGCGCGTGTATTGACCGATCCGCCTGGGGTCGTGCCCGGCACCGATGAGGCTGGCGTGGACGTCTGCCCAGCGGAGGCCTTTTCCATCTGGCGCACGGTGACGGCCTCGATCACGCGCCGCACGAAAAAATCCGCATTGGTCACCCACCACAGCAGCATCAACGCCTGGCCGTCGCGGTCGCTCAGTGCGCGCACCCAGGCTTCCGGCTGGTCGCTGGCAGCCGCGATCAGCGCGACGACGGCATCGGGATGAGCGGCAAACGCAGGACGCAGCGCGCTGGGCGTGAGTCGATCACCAGCGCTCGCCACATCAGCGAGCGCGCCGACCACAGCTTCCACCAGCGGCGCCAACTGCACGCCTTCGATGAATCCGTACTCACGCATGGTGATAGCCACGCCCGCGATGGTCTGCCGGCGCTCCGGGTAAAGGATGGCGAGGTCGTCCGCGCCATCCCCCGATGCCGGCGCACTCGGCGCCGGGTTGCTTTGGCGTGGCTTGCTCATGCCGCGGCCACCTGCGTGATGCTGCCGAACTGGCCCAGCGCGCCGCTCGACGGCTTGTTGCTGTCGAGCAGCACGCCGCCGGTGATCTGCATGCCCGCGACGTCGTTGCCGGTGGTGATCAACGCCAGCTCCGCCAGCGGATCGGGGGCGAGCTTGTACAGGTCGGCGATGACCGGCGCGTTGCCTTCAGCCAGGTTGACGCCCTCATAGCGCAGGGCGAAGTTCTGCTGGCCGGTGGTGAACATGCCCACGGCCTTGCGCGAGGCGTAGCTGTAGGCGGCCTTGAACGGCTGCACGTAGCTGCCGAGGCTGAGGATGGTGACGCGACCGAAATCGGCATCCAGGACGTAGTCCGTGCCGGCGACGAGCGTCAGCGGCGTACCGGTGCTGTCGGTGAGCACCAGGCTGGAGACGCCCGGGTTGGCCAGGCTCACCTGCGAGCCGACCACCAGATCCTCCGGCAGCGTTTCGGCGGTGACGGTGCCGGTGCTGGTGCTGGTGGTGGTGCCGTTGAGGGTGAGCGAAAGGTTGTCGGTGTCGACCTGGTGAAGGGTCATGTCGATGGTCGCGCTCTTGCCGATCGGGAAGCTGCGCACCAGCGCACGCTGGCCGCTGTAGCTCTCCTTGTGCTCGACCTTTTCGACGGCCAGCTTGATCGAGAACGCGCTGACATCGCCGACCCAACGAAACTCGCCGGGCACCCCGGTGATGGCATCGCGCACGGCGAGGTAGATGCGGCCCTGGCCGTAGTAGTACGTTTCAGTGTTCATGGTCGTCTCCGGTGGTGTCGGTGTCCGCGGGGCGCGGGAAGGGTTGGCGGGTAGTGGCACGACGGCCGGCGGCCGGTAGGCCCGGTACGTCGGGCGGCGCCGCGACGCCGATGTGCTGGGCCAGCAGCCAGTCGGCGGTGGCGTCGTCCACGGTCAGCACCGCGTCCGGCGGGTAGTCGCGGCCGGCATGGGTGTGCGGGTGAAGCAGGCGGATGTCGCGCATGTCAGCGGCTCCCCAGCAGACGGCGCTGCTCGGCTTCGAGGATGCGGATGGCGAATTCGGCGAGACGCTCGGGACGGCGGCCGTGTTTGAGCATCTGGCCGATGCTGGGGCCGTAGATGCCACGGATCGGCAGACGCTTGTCGCCGCTGCGTTCGAACACCAGGCGGTTGCCGCTCTTGCCGGTGGCGATGAAACTGCCCTCGTGCGGGCTGCGATCGCCGCCGCGCTTGATCGCGAAGCGCGCGCCCTTCATGCGCCTGGACCAGGTCGCGCGGAACTCGATGGCGTTGATACCGCGCGAGCGGCCGATGAGCGCCACGCCATCTGCCTGGTTGCGCACCACCAGCCCGGCGGCGATGCGACCTGCCTTGAGGTTGTATTCCGCACCGATGTCGCGCTTGGCCTCGGTGGCCAGCCGGCGGCGCATGGTGCCCAATGCGCGCTTCTGCGCCTGCACGATGCGGCCGGGGATGGCGCTGAGCTGCTGCGCGGCGTCGAGGGCGCCGGCGAGTTCGACGGCGAAGGAGGTGTAACGGGCCATCAGGCGCCCTCCTCTTCGATTTCGGGAAGGTCGACGGTCTGGCCGGCCAGCGCGTGGGTGCAGTCGCCGAGGAATTGAATGCGCCCGTCGCGTACGAACGAATGGCAGCGAACGCATGGCCAGTCCCACGGTTCCTCATCCGGGAACCGCTCCTGAAAATCGCAAGCGCAATTTCCCGGCTTCTCGCCCGGATTGCAGAAATGGCCCGTTCGTACCAGCACCGACGGGGTGAATGTCGGCGAGGCGAGGTTGCCGTTGAATCCCCATCGTGCCGCACCGACGTGAGGTGACCGCGCCAACCCTGGCGGCGTCCAATCGGTCGAGAGTGTGTGGTCTTCACCGCAGCCTGGGCAGTTGAACCGCACGCCGCAGAACAGCCCCGCACGATCCACGACGGTCTTCGCGCGGCTCATCGGAAATACCTCGCGACCACGCGTGCCTGCATGGCGATCACGGCCGCGCCTTCAGGGCGGTCGAGGATGGCGATATCGGTCACCGCCATCGGCGTGACCTGGTTCAGCTCCGGGCGCAGTTGCTGCGCCTTCGCATAGGCCTGCAGGCAGGCTTCGATGTCTTCGATGATGGCGTGGATCTGCGCCTGCGCATCGTCCTGGTCCGTGCCGATGGCGGCCTCGATCAGCAACGTGAACTCGCGCACCGGCTTACCCGGGCGCTGCGCGCCGGCATCTCCGGTGATCGACTCGCTGTAGATCATCAGGCCCAGCGCGTCTTCGCTGGGGCGCTGCGCATTGGTCGTCCAGACGTTGTTGCCCACGTCGGTGTTGTAGCCGTTTGCCACGGTGATGGTGGCCAGCTGCGCGGCCAGCGCGGCGATGATGGACCAGCTGCGCGACTCAGCCATGGAGCACCACCCGGGCAACGATGCCGTCGTCGGTGTCGATGGCGTCCACCTTGCGGGTGGCGCCGCCGATGGTGAGCAGGTCGCCGCGCGCGGGGATCCATTGCACGCGCAGGAAGTTGGCGAATGTGTTGCGGCCGATCACCTGGCCGTACTCTCCGACGCGCGCCACGCCATCTTCCACGACCACGCGCACCGGCAGCGCCGGGTCGGCGCCGCGCTGGATGAAGGCATCGACGCCCAGCGCATCGAACAGATCGGCGTGGGCGTCGGCGAAGATGGCGGCCGCATCGTTCACGGGTGCACCTCCGTGCCCTGGATGGTGCCGATCTGGGTCAGCTTGCTGTTGGCTCGCTCGAGCGCGGCGCGTCGCTTGGCGGCCACGTCGAAACACTGCGCGATGGGGCCTTCAGCGATCGGCTCCGGGCGCGTCAGGCCGGCTGGAATGGCTACGTACACCACCCGCTCGATGGTGACGACGGTGGGCGTGACGACGGTACCGGGCCCGGGGAGATCGGGTTTCACCTGGTCTTTGCAGGCGCCGAGGAGTGCGAGGGCGGCGAGGATAATCAGGATGCGCATGTCAGTAGCCCTCGAGAGCCGGGCAGGATTGCTGCACGACCGCCATGGCGCCGGCGCAATCCGGGTTGCGCAGCTGCTGGGCGTAGCGGTCGACGAACTGCTGCAGCGTGCGGTCGGCATCGGCGGCAGCGCGCTGCGCGGCGGCGATGGCCTGCTGGCCCTGCTGCTGCAGGCGGTGCTTCTCCCCCTGCGCCGTGGCCAGCTCGATCTTCAGCTGGTCGACGGTCTTCTGCGCTGCGAGGTTGGCGATCTCCAGCTCACCGGCCTTGTTCTTCCACGCCGTCTTTTCCGTGCCGACCGCCTCGGCGCGCGCATCGGCGGCATCGCGCGTGGCGTCGGCCACATCGCGCTGCAGGCCCAGGGCGGAGGCGTGCGCCCACCAGCCGAGGTTGCTGAGCAGCAGCGCCAGGGCGAGCACGCCCAGGGCATACCACTGCACCTTGCCGCCGGCGAGCGAGAGCAGGTTCATGCGCCGGTCTCCGCGAGCGTTGCCTCGTCATGGCGGCGAGCGCACAGACCCGCGCCATTGGGCGTGCCCGCCCAGATCCGGCACATGGCGCGCAGCTCGCTGGCGATGCAGCGCACGTCGGCCGCCGGAATGCAGGTGTCGCGGATCGCGCGTTTCTCGGCGTTGCGGTCACCCACCATGGCCGCGCCGCGGTTGTAGACCAGGCTGACCAGTGCGCCCCGCGCATCCGGTGGCAGCGCCTCGAAGGCATCGGCGCCGAACGCCTGGCGCGCGGTCGTGCGGTACGCCGGCAGCGAGACGTCGGCGAACACGGTGTAGGCAAGCGGGTATGGCGTGACGATGTCCGCATACGCCGGGAGCGCGGTACGGGCGCGATCGCCGACGATGCCGGCGGCGCCGGCGAGGCGATCGACGGAGGCGTGAGCGGCCCAGGCGTCGCGGATGTCGCGCGCGGTCTGGTAGCCGCCGTCGTAGCCGATGCCCCAGGTGATGCCGGAGCCGCCGCCCGGCCATACCGGGTGCAGCAGGTGGCGCGTGTAATGGGCGGCGCCGGAGACCTCCCAGCGCACGATAAGGGCAACCGCCGCCGGCGCAATGGGCGGGAGCTGGGCTTGCGCCGGCGACGGCACCACGGCTTGCACGACCTCGCGCATACCCACGGCGGCGGGCGCGACGACATCGGCAATGGTGGACTGTGCGTGCTCGATCGCCGCGTCCACCGGCGCGACGACGGAAGCCGGCGTCATCACGACTTGCGGCATCTGCGCCTGTGCATCCACAGGCGCATGGCAGGCGGCCAGCAGCGCGGTTAGCGCGACGGCCAGAAAAAGGCGAACGTGAGCGCGATGCATGCGAACGTCTCCAGGCGATCCTTGATGAGCAACCAGCGCGCGCCGGCGTCGCCAGCGAGGGCGGCGTCCTGCAGCGCGATTTCCTGCGCGGTGTCGATGTCGTGCAGGTAGAGTTTCTTGATGATCCACGAGGCGCCAAGCGCGGCGGCGGCGTAAGCGCATAGCGCCGGCAGCTCGGCCAACCACGCCAGGGCGTCACCAGTCATCGGCGTGAGTGCACCGAACACCACATAGGCGAGCAGCGCGAGCAGCACCATGCCGGGCAACCAGAGGGTGAACTCCTGGCTGTGGTAGATGGCCGACGCGAGGCGGCGGCCGAGATTCGTGAGGAAGGTTTTCATGGCGTTTTCTGCGCCTGCTCCACGCGGTTGAGGCGGCGCTCGATCTCGCCGATGCGCCAGATGAGGCCGGTGTCCAGGGTGGCTTTCATCTCGCGCACGTCGCCCTTGAGCTGCTGTAGCTGCTGGCCCTGGCTGGCCACCTCGGCGCGGATGTCGGTCATGATGATGCCGCTCAGGGTACCGATGACGGTCAGCAACACGGGCACGCCGAAGGTGGAGATCACCTTGGCCAACGTGCTCTGTGTCGCCGATTCGATGCTCATGTTCTTGTCAGCCATCGCGCTGTTCCGGTGCACCCCCAAAAAGCCCGCCGACACGCGCATGGCGTGCCGGCGGGAACGGCGCTATCAGGTGCGCTTGCCCTGCAGCAGCGATTTCGGCCGCGTGCAGTAGTTCAGCGCGTTCATCTGCACCTCCAGGTTGCGGCCCTTGCCGTTGGGTGTCGGGTACTGCTTGGCGTAGCGCGGCAGACCGATCGTGTTGACCGTCTCCTCGTAGTCCGCCGGCGCGTACACCGTCCGCCACAGGCCGGGCACGCCGGTCGGGAAGATGTGGCACTTGTCGGTGTTGACGAACGCCGTGGCGCCCACCGCGCCGCGGTAGTTCTCCCAGACGATGCCGCCGAACTCGAACACGCCGTAGACGGCGCCGTTCGGCGTGACGTAGCCGTCGCGCAGCACGGTGGCCATCGGCGTGCCCTTGTACGACTCGACGACTTCCGGATGCGAAATCAGGTCGTCGAAGAAGTTGTCACCGCACTCGGCGAAGATCGGGCCGACGATGGTGCCGCCGAGGTTCTTGGCCACCAGGCGCACGGCGGCGGCGCACTTCTTGCGCAGCGCGCCCGACGCCGGGTTCGCGTTGTCCAGGTCGAAGTCGATCTCCGCTTCCTGCGACACACCGAACTCGGTGAACAGGTTGTAGAGCGTGGTGCCGTTGCCGTTGAGGATCAGGCCCTTCAGCGCACCCACGCGCTGGTACTCCAGCGTCGGGTCCAGCTTCAGCTGCACGTGGGTCTGCATGCGCGCGTTGACGCGGTCGGACAGCACCTCCAGCTGGCTGGTCTGACCGAAGGCGCGTACGTTCTGCACGCTGTCGGCGCTGATGTAGTCGTCGACCTGGTAATGCGGGATCACCAGGCTGCGGGCGGTGCGGCCGGTGGGCGCCTCGGTTTCGCCGGGGCCGCCGCGCGGGGTCGGGTTGATCAGCTTCAGCTCGCCTCCATCCTCCTCGATCATGATGGTGGTGGTCGGCACGCCCTCTTCCTGCCAGCCCGCGACCTGGCCGGCGCGGCCGGGAACGAACGGCATCTTGTTGATGCTGTCGGTGAGCGAGAGGACGCTGAAGGCGTCGCCGTTGAAGACATCGGACATCGGTTCCATGGGGTTCTCCTGGAGTCAGCGCAGGACGATGCCCAGCTCGGCGAGCTGCGCAATCGCGGTGTATTTCTGGGCGTCGGTGATGGCAGCCGGCCACACCAGGCCATCGGCCCGCACTTCCGCCTGCCGGCGGATGACCACGCAGGCGGCGTCCGCAGCGGAGGCGTCCGTGTTGTCCCAGAGCACGCCGGCCGCGATCTGCGAACCGTCGGTACCGGCCGGCGCCAGCTCAACGTACTCGCCGGCATCGACGACCACGTTGATCACTGCGCCCGCACCCCAGTCGGTGGTGCCGTCGGCGACGGTGAGGTTGATGTGGGACGAGACGTAGGCCACGCCGACGGTGAGGTCGGGCAGGTACTCGCCCGACGGCGTCTGCACGCTGAAGGTGCCGGCACCCGTCGCGGCGGCGGTGCAGGTCAGCACGTAGGTGCCGACTTCCGCGGCGCTGCCCAGGGTCACGGCGCCGATGGTGCCGTCACCGGTGCCGGAGGCCTTGGTGCCGGCGGCGGCGAGCAGGGCCGCCACGACGGCACCGGCCAGCAGGTTGTTGCCGCTGGAAAGGATGCCGTTCTCGCGCGAGTAGGTGCCGTTGGCTTCCGAGAGCAGGAAGTCGCCGGTGCGGGGATTTTCGGTCTTGGAACTCATGGGGGCGGCTCCTTACTTCTTGGCCAGGGAGGCTTCGTTCGCGGCCTGGCGGCGCGCGGCGAAGATGTTCTTGGGCGACAGGTTCACGACCTTGGCGTCGTTGCCGCGGTCGTCACCCGGGCGGGCATGCGGTGCAGCGAGCGGTGCATCGCGGCGCATCGCCTCGAGCGTGATGCCGCGGTCCTGCGCCGCCTTCACCATCGCCAGCGCGAAGGTGGCGGGGCTGTCGCCGTTCTCGATCGCCGCGTTGGCCTCGGCGGCGAAGCCTTCGCGGGTGAGCGCGTGGATCTCGGCGATGCGGGTGCGCTCGGCCTTGATGGCGTCGGCAGTGGCGGCGTCGCGGCCGGCCGCTTCGCCCTCGGTACGAGCCTGGGCGATGGCCGCATCGTTGGACGCGATGACGATCTGTTCGCCGGTGTGGCCGGCGGCGAGCGCGTTGCGCAGGTCTTCGGTGGTCGAAACCGTGACCTGCCCCTTGTCGTTGGACATGGTGGTATTCCTCTTCGGGAGGCTTGCGGAGCCGGCAAGCTCGGCGATCACGGATTCGAGCGATCCGATGCGATCGGCCATGCCGGCTTTCACCGCGGCGGCGCCGATAAGCACGCCGCCGCGGCCGAAATCGGCCAGCACTGTCTGGGGGGTGACGCCGCGGTTGGACGCGACGGCATTGACGAAAACCTCGGCCAGCGCGTCGACGATGGCTTGCACCTTCGCTCGCCCTTCGTCGGTGGCCGGGTTGATGCGCTTGTCGGGCGACTGGCTGCTGACGATCTCGACCGTACGCACATCGGACTTCGCATCACGCGCGGTGGTGTCCAGGTAGGACATGAGCACGCCGATGGAGCCGAGCACGGCGGTCTCGTCGATGACCACTTCATCGGCGGCGCTGCCTAGCCAGAAGGCAGCCGACGCCATGGTGCCGCCGGCGTAGGCCTTGATCGGCTTGATGTCGCGGCCGGCACGGATCAGCTTGCCGAGCTCGTTGATGCCGGTGGCCTCGCCGCCGGGCGAGTTGATGTCCAGCACGATGGCGCGCACGTACTTGTTGTCCAGCGCGGACTGGATGTCGCGCGCCAAGGTGCCGGTGGACGTGGCGCCGGAGATCTCCGTGAAAAGGTTGGCGTAACGGAAGATCGGGCCGGTGACCGGGATCACGGCGACGCCGTCGCGCATCGAGACGGTGCGGGCGTTGTCGAGCGGCCGGCCCAGGCGCGTCTGCAGCGCCTCGGGGTCGCCGCAGCGGTTGGCGACCGCCAGCACCGTCTCCAGCGCTTCCTGCTGGATCAGCCACGGCCGCGAGGCGGCCAGTTCGAAGGCGTCGATCATGGCGTGCTCCCCTGGTCGGGATTCGACGGGTCTGCCGTGGGGTCGTCGGTGGCGGCGGTTGCCGGCGCAGGACTGGGCGCGAACGGAACGCCGAGTTCGCGCCGCAGCTGGATCTCGCGGGCGCGCTGCGTGATGACCGTGGTCCAGTCCTCGCCAGACATCGCCGCGGTCTCCATCGCCTCGTTGCTGACGCCGGTCTCGATGCGGGTCTTCGCGGCGTCGGCTTCCTTCTGCTCATCCATCGAGCCGCGCGCAGGGCCGACCCAGACGGCACGCTGCCAGGCGCGGCGGCGGATGGGGTCTCCGTACCCCGGCAGGCTCAGGCGGCCGGACGCGACCTCCTCGTCCATCTGCAGGCAATAGAGCGGCTGGCAGAACTGCTGCACGAGCATCTGGCGGCGGAAAAGGAACATGCGCCAGGCTTCGAGCATGGCGGCGCGGGCGGCGGAGTAGCTGGAGTTGAACTGCAGCAGCAGTACGTCGGTGGGGATTTCGGTGGCCGCGCCGATCTGCTTCACGATGCTCATGAAGAAGGGATCGAAGTTGGCGTTGGGCCGGGACGGGTTCACCGCGTTGGCTTTCTCGCCGGGCGCCAGGTCGACGATGGCCCCGTTGCCGAGCGACAGCGAACCGCCGTCGCCGCCGAAGGCCGGCAACGGGTTGCCGTCGGCGTCGGTCTCTTCGCCTTCCTTTTCGATGAACACCGTGAGCATGGCGGAGATCACGGCGGCCATGAGTTCGGCGCCGCTGAACCGCTCGATCTGCTTCAGCGGCTCCAGGATCGGCGCGAGGAACGGCGCGCCGCGCAGCTGGCCGGGCCGTTCCTTGTCGTTCCACACCTGCAGCACACGGCGGCGACCGGTGGTCTCGCCGAACATGGGGTAGTAGGTCCAGCGCGCGACACGCAGGCCGGCGCGGTCACCAGGATGCGTGTTGCGAATCCATACGCCGACAGGCATCACGCCATCGAGCTGGATGCCGTCGATGCAGGTGGCAGTGTCCTGGACGTCGTTGGGGTTGCTGATGCGGTCGGCTTCGACCAGCTGCACCTTGAGATCGCCGACGCCGCCGGGGCGGGACTCCATCGGCGTGATCGCGAACAGGTCGCCGCTGGACATGGCGGACAACAAGGCCAGGCCCTGCAGGCCGTAGATGTCGTGCGTGCCTTCCACATCGCACTCGCGCGGATCTTCGGCCCAGCGCTCCCATCCGGCGCGCAACTGGGCGTTGAAGACCTCGCCCTCTTCCGCCGTGATGCCCAGCGCCTGGTAGTCCACCGAGGGACGACACACAATGCCAGTACCGACGACCGCCGTGCGCGGACGCAACAGCGCGGCACGCGCGATGGGGTAGTTGCGGAAGGCGTCGCGGGAACGGGCGCGGAGCGTGCGCAGCTCATGCGCCGGCATATCGCTGGTCGCGCTGCCAATGCTGGCGAACCAGTTCTGCAGGCTGCGCAGGGTGCGCGAGGCACCGCGCCAGCGCGTGCCCTGCACTTCCGTCGGCGCCGATGCCTGGGCAGCCGGCAGCGCGGCGCGCTGGTCGCGGTCGAACGGGATGATCGCACCCAGGCGATCGGCGGCAACGCTGGCGGAAGCGTGGCCAGTCATCAGTCGGGCACCGGGTAGGTGACTCGGTTGCGCACGCGCGTGCTGCCGGCCAGCGAGCGGCGCAGCTCGGCGATGTAGGCATCGATCTGCTTCAGGCCCTCGACCGAATACTGGATCGTCCGGTCGCCGAAGGTCACCGACGAACGCGTGGCGCCCGTGCGCCAGGCGTGGCGGGCGGCGATCGCTTCGTCGAGCTGGTCTTGCAGTGTGGCCATGCCATCCGGTCGGTGTGCCGGGGCCAACAAAAAGCCCCGCGCGATGGCGGGGCTTTCGATATGTCGGCAGGCCCTGCCGACACCTGATTATTGTCAGATCGCGTCCGGACGTTGGAAATTAACTGAACGGATGTTAAACGTCTTCTGGCGGTGACCTAACCGGCTGGAACGGAGCCGTTATGCAGGTTGCGCTGCAGATCATCGCCGAGTTGGCGCAGCGCATTCGGCAGATCCATTGCCGCTATTGGCTCGACGATATCGACCTCCGATCGGAACCACTGGCCGCCAGGGCCATTCCGCACCTCTGCGACGATGGTGACCTTCCGGCCATCCCTTACCGTCTCGACGTGGAGTTCAACGGTCATGCGGCATCCTCATTCCGTATCCTCGAACGCCTGATATTCGAGGTCGTATCCATCTGTGTCATTGCAGACGACGACCAGCGCCTTGCCGCGGGTGATCTCCAGAAATCGACCGAGACGAGACATCGTCTCAGGATCGCCTGCGTAAAAGTTAGTCATCGCGCCGCGGTGCCCCTGGCCAATCCATAGCAATTGTTTGGTCTCATGACATACCAGCGAGAAAGTCTGACTCATCAATTGCACCTGCTCATCCTAGGAAGTCGCCGGGTTTTCAAAGAAACCGTCCGGTCTCGGTGTAGTCCCCTCCTGCATGATCACCGCAGGAAAGCCAGCAGCGTAGCATTCACTAGCCTCCTGCTCAGCCAGCTCATACGTTTTGGCGGCCGAGTTCATTTCCCAATCTGACGGGGTATATCCGAGATTGGTGTCGATCCACACCACGTAGAGCTTCGGCGGCGCGACCGACTCGACTTGCTCATGTTTCCTCTCGATCGTCCCTTGCATGCCGCTACCTCATTGTTATGCGTTTGAAGTCGATCACCCATACCCTCGGGTTCGCGTTCCAGCTGCCTGCGCCGTTGATCGCCTCCCACAGATCGCGGAACGCACGGCATGGATCTTCGCGACCGGCGTCACTTTCTACGACGTCGGCCCAAGCCAGTGGTTCGGCACTGAAGCGATCCTGGTAACCGGAACCGATGGACAGGCGGTGGATACCTTCGGCCTCAGCTTGCGCATCGCTGATGTCCTGCAGCCGCTCCACGCGCACGTCGATCACTTCCAGCGTGATTCGGCTAGCCCAGCGCGGCATGTGGATGGATGGCTTGCACCTGTACTGAGTGC